CATAAAACTATACAACCGTAAAGTCTTGTCCGCTTCTCTTCAGGGAGAAGCAAAAACTTGGATACCGTTATATACCGTATTCTAACTTGGCCAACGTGCACTACTTTGGTCGTAATACCGGTTTCAGTTAATCTGAAGCTATAATAATTGGGTTGTTTAAAACATCCCGTAAAACTTACGAGTTTAAATACTCGTTTAATTTTCTGCTCTTTCCTTGAGTAGAATAAAAATTTTCACACTTCACCGTGTGATTAACTTGTTTTCCAGTTAACTGTGAAAACCGTCTTTTCGTTTCCTGTCAATCAGGGAGCTAATTCTTTGAGATTAATTATCTCTTTTCTGTTCTCTCGTAATCGAGAGAACTCTGTCTTTGGTCCTCGCAAGAGAACCACTACCGTCTATAGACTTCTTTGTCTTCTCTTGATCTTCAGATGAGTAGCACGGACACAACAATGGCTGCGACGTCATTCGACGATCACACGAAAAATGCGATCCTCGATCAGTTGCGTCAAAATACTTCCATGGACCACAGTGCTATGCAGGAGAGTGTAAAAACTGCTATGTTGAAACAGTTGATGGCATCCGAGCAAACGAAAGAAATCTTTGTTGCTGCCGCATTCAACGAGGCCTTTCAAGCACTGGACGCTAAGAGTTCACAGGAAAAAGTCGTTGTTCACCAGAGGCTGTCTAAGGAAGATCAGGACCGTCTAAGAAAAACTTTTTGCATGTTCAGTCTTGACTTTTCAAAAGCCACAGATTGCTCATCTCACGCGTTTTGGCGGGCTCATCGCTCACTTTCTGAACGAAAGATGTTGCGAGCTGCAGGAATTAAACCTTGCTCGCGCCCGTGTAACGGTTACGACGTCGTCTATAAGGACGTTGGAGGTAACCCGACAACGCACTTGAACCGTGGAGAAAAGTACGTGCATACTTGCGCTCCCCTTCTGTCTAACAATGACGACAAGCGTCACTCCGCGTATAAGGAGAGATTGCGCAGAGAGAACCCGCGGAAGAAGAATGATGTGTACGAATTGCACGTGAGAAAGGACTCGCAAGTCATTTGCAATCGCCGTTCTGAGAACTGTTCGATCAAAGCCGAAGTCCTTATCTTTCTGCATTCATCCTACGACATGTCTCTTGGAAACATTGCAGACGCTATGCACAGAGCTGATGCCCGTACTGCATATGGTGTCTTTCACTTTAACCCTCGCGTTCTTTACGAACAGCGAGGAAAATTGTTGAATGGCATGTGTTTCGAAAAGAGGGTCGTCAATGGACGCGTCAAGATAAGGTTTTGGTATGAGAATGATTGTCAAGAAGGATATGAACACGATTACATACGATATGTGTCTCTCATTCGTACTTTCCGAATACAATCATCGTCCGAAAAGCCGCGTTACTACAATGTTCAGTTTGACACCACCGACGACGACACTGCATTTTTCGTTATCAGGCAGTCTATCAATGGAGACATTCCCGCATCGAATTGTTTCAGAGTGTTCACCAATGAATCACTGGAAGGGAAGATGTTGCTGTACACCTGGGAGTGGAGTTCGCTTAACAGCGGAACGTTCAGCAGCAGTACCCTTGAACGTATGCGACCTGTTAGGTTGATCATCGAAGAGAAACTTTACAACAAAGGAATGGCATTCGCTGCTACGCTGCCTGATTCGAAACTTTCTGTGAAGAACATACTGATTGCGCTTACGAGTTTTAATAGTCGTGAAGTGATCAGTGGTCAGAACATTGGTGTGATTGAGCCCGTCGATCCTTACACCGTGCGTTTGCTTGCCGTCACTATCTTTATGCTCACTTACGTACAAAATTACGAAGGAACGAAATGTTTATCCAATATGATGAAAGACGAAGACCGCATTCGTGAAGAATCAGATTCTGGTTTCTTCTGTCGGCTGTTCAGACTCAAAGTCCGTTTACCTTGGAATCACCGTGTACAGAAATTCAGAGGCCGGATGAATGAACTCAGAAGTGAGATTCAGTCGTTTGAAGAGAAATTGACGACTGCAGAAGATCCCACCACGTCTAATCTGAAGAAAATGTTTGCAGAATTCAAGTCCTGGACTGATGTTGAACGCCGGTATGAGATTCACATAGAACATATGTGTAATTTCTTGACTGTTGATCAGGAGTTGGATTGTTTGTGTCTCGACGCGACTCCTAGTGACAGGGGTTTTGTCTCACACAGTCCGATTACCGATATCATTGATACTGACAGTATACGAGAAGCCGCGTTGAATTCTTTTGAAAGCGTTAAGACTGTCGATACCAGTTATGATTCTAGTTCGTTGAAGACCTATCAGTGCGATGTCGATTTAGCAGTCGTGAAAAACGACTCAAATGGGCACTGTGTTTTTCAGTCTATGATTGACAGTGGGGTTGTAACTGATTCGAACGTGGAGCAATTGCGTCTCAGGTTGGCACATAGTTCTTTTATGGCAAACCTGCGACATGCATCGTTGCAACGCTCTCTACTTAACTGTCTTGACGGTTCTGAAAAAGGGTTCGGTGATTTGGACACTTTTATTCTGTTTTCGTTAGAATTTCAGCAAGGGGTCTGTATCCACGTTGATGGTCTTTGCAAATCTTTCGGAGAAAAGCCTTTTGTTCATTTTGAGATTAAAGATAGGCACTGTTCTTTTTTGAAAATTTACCACAACTTCGATGCTATTCCTTCGTACTCGTTGCACGACGATTGTGAAGAGATAGAGTATGATTCATGCGCCAGGGATGCCATGTTTGATGCTTTCTTTAATTTGAAATCCCAGTTCCAGTCGAACACGTCGTACAAGAAGAGATTGGCGCTAGCAAAGAAAAATTACTGTCCTCTGAGTGAACTCGGAGATGGAAACTATGTCTGCCGATCGGGATTAAAAACCGCTGAGATGTTCGCACGATATTTTGATGACAACATCGCTTCCGCCGTTACAATTGGTGGTCCGGGTGGTGAGGCACAATTTTTGTGCAATAAGGGAATCAGAACTTTTGGTATAACAAAAGTAGACTTGATTGACTTTTCACCTGTGCTCTCGAACTACCACCATTTTACTCAGTTGAGAGGTGATAACTATGATGGTGACATCATGGTCATGTCGAATATTATTTCGTTTAGGGATGACGTGCGAGCGGTTTATCCAGAAGGTGTGGATTTCTTCGGTGGTGACGCAGCAACCGCGTCCGATCACGATACGAAGGTCGATTCGAAAGATATGGTTTCTCTCATTTCTTGGGAAGTCGTATGCATGTCCGTTCTCCTCAGGAAAGGTGGGGATGCGTACTTCAAAATTTTCGATCTTCTTGAGCACGGAATGCCAGTGGTTATGCTGGTTTTGAATAGAATCTTTGACAGTGTTCACATCGTGAAACTCGAAACCAGCAGGTCTGCATCCACCGAGTTACATGTCATCTGCAGGAATTTCCTCCTAGAAGATGATATTCCATCCTTCGTTCACTCTAGACTGATTGTGGATAAATTCCCGGTTCCTAAAGGAATCGTCAGTAATTGTCGGCGCGCTCAGAAAATGTTCGACGCATTCATTGTTAAAGGTCTCAACGAATATCGTATGGCTTTTAATACAATTGGAACACCGAATGAATTAATTAATCGTTTTCCGTCTTCAAAAATTGAGGGTTACAGAAGTGCACTTTGCCTGCCTACTCGCGTATCCGCGGGGGGTATTGTTGACAAAGTGTGTCGAACGTTCCGCAGAATATATAATGTCGACGGTGATCGTGATTACGTTGCTGAATTGCGAAATTACAAGTATGTCGTCTCAGTTGAAAAACCAGAAAGCGTTGCTGAAGTGGAAAAACCGTCTTTGGCATTGGACTGGGTTCCTGAGGAGGCTTTGGAAATCGCTGAAGATTACCGCCCGTTACGTTTCGAAAGACTTTTGAAGAGTAGAAAACGCGTTGATCCTTTTTTGTTGTCCACGGAGAAAGATGGTTCGTTCACTGTCATGGGGCAAACCGATCATACTGGGATTACAGCATACATTCCAAATTCCAATCACGTTTCTGTTGACTTTGGTGTTTCACGAAAGGTTTCACCACCTGTCGTGGAAGTAACTGAGAATGTTGAGCGAGTGCGCAAGGTGGGTAAAGTCAGTTATCAGGACGCCATGCGTGAGTGTCTAGAACTTACCAAGTGTACCTTGAGCAGTCACGTCAGCAATCATTCACGGTTGCTGAAAAAATTGAATCTTGTCCCATTGAAGTCAACTTTCGTTAAAGAGGAGAATGGTGTGTATTCTTATTGTCAGTACGTGAAGGATACCGGTGTGAAACTCTTGTTGGGTGCTTCCATTAGTGATCGCAGTTTCAACAAGTTTTTCTATTCCGGAGGATTCCATCCTGTCAAGGATATGGATCGTGTGTTGAATGATGGAGACAGGTTCCTTTATTCAGAATACTGTGAGATAGCCATCGAACAAGAACTGATAGAGACCTACTCGTCGATTAATATTAACGATTTTAAATTGCCAGATGGTGTTGGTATCGTTCAGGCTGGTCCCGGATGCGGAAAAACCACTTTCGTCGTGAACAACTCTGTACCTCCCCATATGCCAGGTGCTACAAACGTGATCTTGTCGACTGTTGAAGGAAAAGATGACTTCATTAGGCGCATTGAGAAGAAATATGGTGTTGTTCTCACCAAAGAACAACTTGTACATATTCGTACGATGGCTAGTTTCCTTGTCAATCCGAGTAAGAATGCGTACAGTGAGTTGTTGATAATTGATGAAGCTCTTATGGCTCATCCTGGTCAACTCTTCTTCGCTATTGCTATTTCGAAAGCAAAAGAAGTGAAACTGCTCGGAGACTGCTTGCAAATTCCATATGTAAACAGAACTCCAGCATACACTACTAAATGCCATCGATTGATTGACTTCGTTCCTGTTATTGAAACTTTGTACATTTCGTATCGTTGTCCTTCCGATGTTGCTGCAAGATTGAACAAAAAATATCTTGTTCATAACAAACCGAATGGTGTTAATTTCGGATTGTTGTCAACGCGATATTGCATGAATTCTTGCAAAGTCATTAAGTTGTCTAACGATAATTTTCCTAAAGATCACGACGTGCAGTATTTGGTGTTCACGCAGGCGGAAAAACAAAAGTTGGAGTTGCACAAGTTGCGCGTTTCCACCGTTCATGAGTACCAAGGGAAGGAGAGCAAGAAAATTCGAGTAGTGAGATTGAACCCGTTCCCGCAAGATGAGATTTATAAACGTGAGAACTACGCTTTGGTCGCGTTGACACGTCACACTGAAACGCTTGAGTATTATACTCGTGTCACGTCTGACGCGTTGTCCCAGATGATCAAAGTGGACGGAATTTCTTGTCACGTCGCTATGACTGATGATGAGAACCGTAAGTGTGTTTACGTAAAAGCGGGTGTCATTGAGCACGAAGTCTTTAGAATCTCGAACAATTCTCCAAACCCTATGTTGGCAACTATTGCTGTCTCACCGACTAACATATCTACTGTCAAGGAACCTCGCTTGTTTTTTGTTCCGAAGTATGGTCGTAAAGAAGATTGCAAGTTCAAGCCATTAGTTATGAACGATGATTTTTCAATACAAACGCGCAATGGAGTCACAAACATCTTTGTGGTTTCGTCTGATACGTCGACACAGAAACACAATCTCCGGACCATCACTCGAAATTTGAAAGCGTTGTCACCTGTCATATCAAAATTGGGACTTCCACGATTATTCGTCGCTGGTGCCGTTGAAAAGGATATTGAAAGATCTGCCGTCGGGTTGGTGTTTTTTAAAAACATCCGCACGAAAGCGGTTCTGTGTTCAACTGTCAACCAGTATGATGTGCCTAAGGAAGTGTTTGATTTGCTTGTGAAGAACGGAATTAACAGCGCTCCTAATTCGACATTCTCTTCTGTGATGTTCACCGAGTACGACGCTCCCACTGCTTATGAAATCAAAAGACCGTTCGATGTTACTGCGGCTCAGTTCTTTGTCACGAGTTTTTTCGGTGAATGTGTTTACGCTGAACAAGCTTATGATGCTTGGGACGTGCGAAACACGGATCTGAATATTGAAGTTGGAAAAATCAGGTTCAACCCTGTTCTGTGTGTTCAACTGAATCGTGATTATGATATGATGCGACCTTTCCTTAAGACCCCGATGCCTTACATGAGGGACTATAACTGTCGTGAAATTATGTTGGCATTGGAAAAAAGAAATCGCAACGTGCCTAACATGAACGGGGTCGTTGATTATGAAGAAGGGTCATCTTTAATGTTGGAAGCGCTTATTCGTGAATGTTTCGATGAGAATCTCTTGAGGTTTCATCTTCGAGAAAAAATAGTCGTTTCAATGAATTCAGTTTACGAGTGGTTGTCCAAACAACCTACTGGAACCAAAGAGCTTATTGTACCGGATTTCGCACTGCATCAGACTGCGTTGAACGCGTACACATTTTCTATTAAGAGAAAACCGAAACCAAACTTGACCGTTGATGCAACCAAGACTTATTTGGCGTTGCAGACTATTGTTTATCACGAAAAACCAATCAATGCTATGTTCTGTTCCATTTTTCGTGAAATAAAAACTCGAGTCACTCTGTCTCTCAAGAAGCATGTCAAGATCTTTTGTGACATGTCAGCGGAAGATTTCGAGAACGTATTGAATAGAGATATACGACCACGATCGTTGTCTCCTTTCCTCGAGAAATTGGAAATAGATATCAGCAAGTATGATAAAAGTCAGAGGGAATTAGCACTCGAATTTGAGTGTAAATTGATGTCATATTTTGGTGTCGACGCTGACATCGTTGAATTATGGTTCAATGCACACGTACTGACCGAAGTGTATGACAAAACCACGAAGATGAGAGCTCTCATTCCGTATCAGAGGAAATCTGGTGACGCGTCAACGTTCATTGGAAACACGCTGTTCCTTATGGCCGTTGTGTGTGACCTGGTGCCCGTGTCTGAACTTGAGCTCGCACTGTTTTCGGGGGATGATTCTCTCTTATATGGTCATAACATGAATGTTTATCGTGACTCTCAACATTTTGGTTTAAAGTTTAATCTTGAAATTAAGTTTTTCTCTTTTGAAATGTCGTATTTTTGCTCGAAGTTTTTGTTGGTTGTTAACGATAAGTGGACCTTTACTCCAGATCCGGTTAAGTTTATGACTAAGCTTGGTCGACACGATCTGGTTAATCCACTCCACGTTGAGGAGTACCGTATTTCCTTCGTTGACACCGTCAGAAATTATCGCGATTACCATGTTTGCAGAAGTGTTGCAGAGGCTTTGATTGAGCGTTATGGGATTGTGACTGATCACACGTCCTTCTTGATGTCTCTCGATGACATGACTTCAAAGGAAAATTTTTCTCAGTTGTTCTATTCGTTGTCGGGTGATAAAATCGATTATTCTATCACGTTCAATAAAGACTTTTAATCTACGAAATTCGTTCATATAAGTTCAAAATGAAATTCTTGGTTCTTTTTGTTTCTGTTGTCAATGCGGCGGTTTTTGTGAAGGATGTCACTCGTCAACTCGCGACCACGCGAGAACGGTACGCCCTTTACCAAAATCTCTCACCAACCTTGGTTAAAATTGGAAATTATCAGATATCACCGTTTCATCCGGATCCAGCGTGCGTTAGCGTTTATCGTACCAACGATTGGTTCTTTGCCGGATGTGAATTGCCCTCACATTGTTTGGGAATTACTGTTTCAGTCGTCGAGAAAAAATGGTATGGTCAGGAAACTGTCTTTTGTCACGCTACTTACCATCCAGATCGCACCGAAACATATGAATTCTATAACATTGAATTCAGACCGTCCGAGCGAAAAGTCAGACCGAAATCGCCGTTGAAACTTTATGGAAAGGTGATAACTGAGATATCGAACCTTTACCCGGTCTCATTTTTTGAGTACTTTGTTGTCGCTAGAAATGAGTCTGGTTTTGGTTTGGTTCCTAAATTTTGTATGGAAAAGTTGAGAAACGGTACGCAACTGCCGAAGAATGTTCAACTTCGACATTCGGAAGGCATGGTGTGCGTCGATGAGGTTAATTACGATGAACACGACTGTCATCCTTACATGTTTTCGACCGTGATGGAAATGATCATGTTTTATGATTTTCCGATAGAGTTCACTGACGTTCCCTTTTCGCAAGGATCGTTTGCTGCTACAAATAACAAAGCGATGGGCGCTGATGCGTATGTCGCAAATCACGCATCTGAAGTTCCGTCACATGTCTTTGATAAGATCGGTAGATCTTTCATGGTCTCCTTTGTGAAGATGACGTCGAGCGACCCTTTTTTCATCGTTAAGAACACAAGAAAATTGGAAGTGATTCAAACGCATTGCTACGATTTTCACACGCATTACAAGTCACCGTTTTCAAATTTTCTGTCCACCGTAAGCAAATTTATTCAAGATGAACTCTCTGAGTTCTTGAGATTCTTGAAAAAATTTTCTAAGTCTATCGCAGAAATACTCCTTTTTGTTGTCTCCGAACTCTTGTTGATGGTTGCTGACCTTATACCTTATACGGGTGAGTTCTACACAGGTGCTTTCATCACACTTGTGTTCTACTACACAACCTTCAACATCGGCGTTTCTGCTGTTGCCGGTCTTCTTGTTTATTTCTTTAGAATCTACATCGATTCTCTCATTTTTTGATGATGTATGTGATTATCTTAACTTTTTTGCTTATTGTTACGAACAAACTGACGTTGTATCCGCTTATTTTGTGGATTGCAGTGCTTCACAAGTTCGTGGTAGAAGTGAGAAATCTAGATAGTTTCTTTCATATATCTCAATATGAGTACCAACCGCAATACCAACAAGAATACCAAGCAGAGTTCGGGGGCGCGTGTTTCTGCCGCCCGCAACACCACACTCACGAAGGCTGTTGTGCGCAATGCGCCGAAGAGGACGGAGGTATCGTCTTTCGATCTCAACAAGATCGTTTCTGACGTCTCTTCCACTTTTCTTAACGCATTGAACCGCCCAATGGTTCTTCTGTCCCTCGTGATGGTCGTTGCCCTTGTTTTCACTCATCAAAGTGATTTTTCGTCAGGTGCAGTAGGCAAGTACGTTGCCGATCGTGCCGAGACTAACTCGCTCGCGAAGTGGGTGCATGAGAATCAGACCAAATTCCTTGGTTTGGCTATCTTTACACCGGCCGTCCTCAACTCCCCTGAAAAAATCAGAGTTGTCATTGGATTGGCTACACTTCTTTGGGTGATGTTGGTCCCCCAGGCTTCCGTGGTCGAATATGTTCTGCAAGCGCTTGCGCTGCACTCCTACTTCCGCGTGAAGCTGCAACATTCACGGCTTTTCATCATGGCCATGGTTGTTGTTTTGTACTTTATGGGTTACTTGACACTCGTAAAGTCACCCGGCTCTGCTGCCGGGTCAGTCAACAAAACGAATGATCGTTAAAATAGCGAAGTCGTTTTTCGAGAGACGTAGTCGTAACCCTTCTGGTGAGGTGAACTCTCGTGTTGACTGTTACGGAGATGTAGTCTCTTGTCCTTCTGACAAAGGCGAACTCCGTTAATTCATTCCCCTTCTGGGTGGAGACGTAGAATGTGTTCCTTCTGAACCTTCGAACTCCTACACAGTCCCTTCTGGACGAACGTTTCGATTTGCCCGAGACGTGAGGTATGATCCTCGAATTCTTTATATTAAAATCTTTTAATTGTGTTTCTTTTGTTCTTTTACCTAATTTGGCAAAAAAAAAAAAAA